TTACAGAACGGCAGATGAGTGGCAAGGGGCGATAAATCGTGCGGAAGCGCGTGGAAATTGGGACGAAGCTGCAAATATAAATCAAGCATGGGAAATGGCAGAAGGATTTGGCGGTGCTGGCGCACCGAAGTTCTCCCAATACACCATCCCCGGTGGAGAGAACTACCGAGAATTATTGCTGACGCTGCCGCAAAAAGTAGAAAAAGGTTTTATGACCCCAAACGGAGCTTTTTTCTCTGAGGCTGATTTAGCAGACCCAATTGTTCGGTCAACAGCAGAAAAAATTGGTTTATCACCGGCATTTAGAAATGTTGGCGATGCTTACCGCTCTTCCCACTATGACCAACCCAACATCCTTACCCACTTGCGGGCAAATGACCGTGTAATAGACGGGAAGAAAGCCCTGTTCATTGAGGAAATACAGTCAGATTGGCATCAAGCTGGGCGCAAGAAAGGTTATGCGACAGTCAATAAATTGCCAGAAAACTATTCCGTAAAACAAGATTTAGGTTCTTCTGGTCAGCCTTGGGGTGTTGTCGATGAAAATGGAGAGTTTATAACCTCTGGTTTCCATAAGTCCGAAAAAGACGCAATTACGGAAGCAATTCAAAAACTAAATAAAGGAACAGTCCCAGACGCACCATTTAAGAAGTCATGGCATGAGCTGGCCTTAAAACGTGCGATACAAGAAGCAGTAGATAAGGGTTATGATAAGTTAGCATTTACTACCGGCAAGACTCAGGCAGAACGGTATAAATTGAGTAAACATATAGATGAAATTAACGTAACAGGAAGAACAAACGCACTCACAGGTGAAAAAAGTAAATCGATTGCTTTGGATACGGTAGATGGTCAATCAATAAGGTTTGGGGTTGCGGCAAACGGACTGGTAGATAATGTAAACGACCAGACGATGAACCACTTAATTGGCAAAAGTCTTGATGAAGTTGTGGGCAAGGAATTGGCTAAAAATATCATGGAAGGCGGTTCGCAAACTATTTCTGGCAAAGGGCTTGAAGTTGGCGGGGAAGGACAAAAAGGGTTTTATGACGAAATACTACCTAAAGCGTTACAAAACCTAACCAAGAAATACGGCACAAAGGTTACTAAGTCTAAATTGGACGAAGGGTCAGAAGTCTGGTCAATGGACATCACACCTCAGATGCGCGAACAGATAGCCTCAAAAGGCCAGCCATTGTTTGCTACTGCGCCACCTTTAGGTCTTGCGAGCCAAGATCCACTAGAACAGTTCTTACAGACAGATGAAGCAAGGAACGACCCGTTAATGCAATTCTTAGGATATAAATAGGTTGCAATCTAAACGAGAATAGTTTACATTTCCAATTCCGTGTCAGGAACTTATAGATTGAGTTAATCAATATGGCCGCACCGATAGGTAATACAAATGCTGTAAAGGGGAAGATGTTCCATGATGCTTTGCGTAAAGCGTTGGTACAAAACCCTCAGAGACTACCAAGGATAGTTGAGTCCCTCTTGACTCAGGCAGAGCTTGGAGAGGCTTGGGCTGTCAAGGAAGTCATAGACCGGCTAGACGGCAAGGCGATCCAGATTAACCAAATGGAGAACGCTGACGGCTCACCGATACTGAACGCCATTCAGGTCACGTTCATTAAACCGCCAGAAACCATAGATGTCTGACCGCGAACTGCTGGAACAGGCGGTAGCCAAGGCAGAGTTCCCGGTAAAACTTGCGTGCCTATTTGAGGCCAAGCGGTATAAGGTTCTCTACGGAGGCCGAGGGGGAGCTAAGTCTTGGGGAGTAGCCAGAGCCCTGCTAATCAAGGGAGCTAAAGACCCGCTCAGAATTCTTTGCGCCCGTGAGTTTCAGGTCTCGATTAAGGATTCAGTCCACAAGCTACTAGCCGACCAGATTGAAGCTCTAGGTCTGGCTGAGTTCTACGAGGTCACGAACACCTCGATCAAGGGCAAGAACGGAACCGAGTTCTTCTTTGCGGGCCTTAAGAACAACATCATGTCTATCAAGTCCTTTGAGGGCGTAGACATCTGCTGGTGCGAGGAAGCCCAGACCATCTCCAAGACTAGCTGGAACGTCCTGATCCCAACCATCCGTAGGGACAACTCCGAGATATGGGTCACCTTTAACCCGGAGCTAGAGACTGACGAGACCTACCAGCGGTTTGTGATCAGCCCGCCTGAGAACGCCATAGTCCAGAAGATTACATGGCGCGATAACCCGTGGTTCCCCCAGACCCTGCGGGAGGAAAAAGAGAACCTTGAGATCCACGACCACAACGCCTACCTAAACGTCTGGGAAGGCTTATGCCGCAGAACCGTAGACGGGGCGGTCTTTGCCCAAGAGATGAACATGGCAGAGATAGACGGTCGGATCACCAAAGTCCCGTATGACGCTATCAAGCCCGTCCACGCGGTATTCGACTTGGGCTGGGCAGACAACACGGCCATCTGGTTCGTACAGTTCATAGGCTTTGAGATCCGGTTGATCCGATACCTTGAGGACAACCAAAAGACCATGAGCTACTACTTGGCCCAGTTGCAGTCCTTGGGCTACGTTTACGACACCATCTGGTTACCCCATGACGCGGAGAACACGACCTTGGCGGCGGCTGGTCGGTCGATTGCGGACATAGTCAGGGGAGCGAACTACAAGGTTCAAATCCTACCCAGAGTTCCGGTTACGGACTCAATCAACGCAGCCCGCACGATTTTCCAGAAGTGTTACTTTGATAAAGAAAATTGCTATCAGGGGCTACAATGTCTGAGGCACTATCGGTATGATGTTGATCCAGATACGAAACAGTTCTCGAAATCGCCTCTGCATGACATCTATTCGCATGGTGCGGATGCGTTTCGGTACATTGGATTGGTGGTAAACGAACCCCGGAAGGCAGGGCCAAAGAAGCCGGTCTACCAAATTCCGGGCTCATGGATGGGCTAAAACATGGCAAAAGTAGACGTTCCGAGTGCTATCCCTGCGGATTCCCGCATACAGGAAGCCATAGACTTTCTCAAATTCTCTAACGAGGCTGACACCGAGAACCGGCAAAAGGGTCTCGATGACCTAAAGTTTTCCTCTGGTGACCAATGGCCCATTGAGGTTCAGAACTCCCGACACCTTGAGGCCAGACCTTGCCTGACCATCAATAAGCTAGACGCTTACGTTAGGCAGATTGTCAACCAGATGCGTCAGTCCCGCCCCCGGATGCGGGCTCACTCCATGAACTCCGAGGCCAACGCAAAGGTTGCGGATGTCATTACCGGGATATTCAAGCACATTGAGGTCAACTCAGATGCGGACACGGCCTACGATACCGCCGGTGAGTACGCGGTGCGGATTGGTTGGGGCTACTGGCGGGTAGTGACTGACTACGTCCGCGAGGATTCCTTTGATCAGGAAATCTTTATCCGTCCTATCGACAACCCGTTCTCGGTCTACTTTGACCCGAACTCCATCCAACCTGACGGCTCGGACGCTGAGAAGGTTTTGATTACTACCTTGATGTCTAAGGATGACTTTAAGATCCAGTATCCCGGAGCCGATGACGGCGGTGACTTCAACCAGCGCGGAACGGGTGACTTTGACCCCGATTGGGTACAGAAAGAGGACATCCGGGTAGCCGAGTATTTCTACGTTGAGCGCAAAAAGACCAAGTTACTGCTCCTGTCTGACGGGACAAAGGTCTACAAGGACGAGGCCCCAAGCCCTGAGATCCTAGCTGCGGCAGGGATTATGGTGGTTGGCGAGCGCGAGACCATGCGTAAGCAGATCAAGTGGTGCAAGCTCACAGGACTAGAAATCCTTGAGGAGCGCGATTGGTCAGGTCGTTACATTCCCGTGGTTCCGGTCTACGGTCAGCAGCTCACGGTTGAGGACAAGCGCAAGAAGTACGGCTTGGTTCGGAACGCCAAAGACGCTCAACGTATGTACAACTACTGGCAGACCAGCTTGACCGAAAGTATCGCTCTGGCTCCCAAGGCCAAGTGGCTTCTTGCGGAAGGTCAGGACGAAGGCCATGAGAACGAGTGGGCGCAAGCTAACATCAAGTCCATGCCGGTTTTGCGCTATAAGCAGACAGACATCAATGGAAAAGAGGCTCCAGCTCCACAGCGCCTCCAGCCCGAACCACCGCCCGCCGGTGTTATTGCGGCTGCGATGTCCATCGATAAGGACTTACAGTCAGTAGTCGGTATTTTCGATCCGTCCCAGTTGCCCCAAGGAAAT